CAATCCAACCATCGAAGGATGTGAAAAAGCATTCCAACAATACTTACAGGAGGTAAATCTTTAATGAGATACAAGGATACAATCAAAGCAGCAAAGAAAGCAATTAAGCTTGCGGAAAAGAACCCGATGCTGTATACTGATGAAGAGATCATTTACATGAAGCGAGCACTACGCACAGCGAAAGAAGATCTCAAGCGTAAACGTGATTTTATGAGTAAAGGATTCAAGAATGAAGCAGCAACATGGATCAGTAAAGTTAGTGACAGTAACCCCAGAGGCGGAGAAGACGATGGGGTATGTAGCGAGGGTGAGCAACCCACAGAACCAGGAGAATCCTAACGTTGCTGGATTGCTCAAGTACTGTATCAAACATCAACACTGGTCTGTGTTTGAGCAGGCACACATGACCCTTGAGATTGAAACGAACCGTGGCATCGCAGCACAAATCCTGCGCCACCGTTCGTTTACATATCAAGAATTTTCTCAACGTTATGCTGATGTGAACTGGTTAGAGTCTGGCATTCCTGTGCCAGATCTTCGTAGTCAAGATACTAAAAACAGACAGAATTCTATTGATGATATCCCTGCCGACACCAAGAAAGATCTCCAAGCGTACATTAGTCGCCACTTTGCTGAAGCGATGGATCTCTATAATGAACTCCTTCGTCAAGGAGTTGCTAAAGAATGCGCGAGATTCGTCCTACCACTAGCAACTCCCACCCGTATCTACATGACGGGTAGCGTTCGTTCTTGGATCCACTATATAAATCTGAGGGAAAAAAATGGCACCCAGAAAGAACATATGGATATTGCTAACGCATGTAAGCAAATCTTTGTGGAACAATTTCCTATTTGTGCCGAAGCATTGGAGTGGAGTTGATGGCAACATACCCTGTAATTAATACAAAGACTGGCGAACAAAAAGAAGTCGTGGTCAGTGTTCACGATTGGGATCAATGGAAGATTGACAATCCAGATTGGACAAGAGACTGGAGTGATCCATCTACTTGTCCATCTTCTGGAGAAGTTGGTGATTGGCATGATAAAATGAAGAGAACTCATCCAGGATGGGCGGACATTATGAAGAACAAGATTGTTCCTCAAGCAAAAATCAAAAACAACACAACCATTACGTCAAAATACAACTATTGATATGCCAGTAAGAAAGAAGACTACTAAAGCACCAGGACAAGGCATGAGTTCTAAGCAGCGTAAGCGTCGTAAACCAATTGACGAAGCTTATATGATTCCAGTTGAACCTCTCACTCATAACCAGCAATTGTTTTTTGATGAGTGGGACAAAGGACAAATGATCTATGCCTATGGAGTAGCAGGAACTGGTAAGACATTCGTTGCTCTCTACAAGGCACTCAAGGATGTGTTGAATGAATACACTCCTTACGAGAAGGTTTATATTGTTCGCTCTCTTGTTGCTACTAGAGAGATTGGTTTCTTACCTGGAGATCATGAAGATAAATCTTCTCTGTATCAAATTCCATATAAGAACATGGTTCAGTCCATGTTTGAAATGCCTGATGACAATTCATATGACATGTTATATGATAATCTAAAGGGACAGGAGACTGTTTCTTTTTGGAGCACAAGTTTCATCCGAGGCACTACTCTTGATAACTCTATTGTTATTATTGATGAGTGTCAGAACTTGAACTTCCACGAACTTGATAGTATCATTACTCGTGTCGGACAGGATACTAAAATTGTATTCTGTGGTGATGCTGCTCAGACTGATCTTGTAAAGATCAATGAGCGTTCTGGCATCTTAGACTTCCAACGTATTCTTCAAGCGATGCCTGAATTCTCTCTGATTGAATTTGGTATTGATGATATCGTTCGCTCTGGTCTTGTCAAATCTTATATCATTAACAAAATCAATCTTGGCCTATGAAATTGTTTAATCATGTTGGTGCCCTGACACCAGTTGAAATGTCTGCTGAGATGGTGGATGGTAAGCGTGTTTATCTAACACCAGATGGCGATAAGTTTCCGTCAGTCACCACTGTGATTAGTAACAACCGAGAAAAGACTGCTGGTATTGCCAGATGGCGTCAGCGAGTGGGCGAGGAGAAAGCAAATAATATTTCTTCTCGCTCTACTAATAGAGGAACAAAGTATCACTCTATTGCTGAAGATTATTTCAACAACAATCTGGATCTAAAAAAGTATCAAAAGTTCCCGCTTCCAGTGTTAATGTTTCAACATTCCAAGCATGTTTTGGACCGTATAAATAACATATACTTACAGGAAGCGGCGCTCTATTCAAGACATCTTGAACTTGCTGGGCGTGTAGATTGTATCGCTGAGTTTGATGGTGTGTTATCTATCATTGATTTCAAGACTGCTGCCGAACCAAAGCGTGACAAATATCTTTACGACTATTTCGTTCAAGAAACTGCATATGCATGTATGCTTCAAGAACTATATGGATTGAGCGTAAAACAACTTGTTACTATCGTTGCTTGTGAAAACGGAGAGACTCAAGTTAAGGTGCTTCCACCAAAGAAAGAATTCTTTATCAAACTAATGAGTTACATTGCCGAATACCAGGAACGATATGGAGAAAAAACAATTATTAGAGGATAGATTTATGACATCTGCGAAGTTTTCGCAGGAGGTGGAGAAGATTGCTTTACACAATCCAGATATGAATTATATTGATTCGGTTATCCACTACTGTGAGACAAACGAAATTGAAATAGATAGTGTAGCGAAGTTGATTAGCAAACCTCTAAAGGAAAAACTCCGTCATGAGGCACAGCAACTCAATTTCATGAAGAAAACCAGTCGTGCCAAGTTGATGTTAGTATGAGCTTCTTTCAATCAGAATTAGTCCGTGGGGACATTCAAGAGATGGTAGAACTACAGCAGTTTTGCTTCCGTTCTGCCATGAACTTTGTTCTTTTAGATCATGATAGAAAACTTGAATACTTTGATAAGTTAGAAGAACTTATTGAAAAACAAAAAATTTTTTATTATCGCATTAAGTTGAGTGACGATCCTGAAGCTGTGTCTGTCATGGAGACTATGAAGCAGGGTATTGTTATGTTAGGAGCATCACCAGACACTAGTATAGAACAAATGTTTGATGAGCTAATCAATAAAGTTCATGTGATGCGAACCAAATTGGAAAGTGGCACAGGGGATTGACGCCCGACTCTGTGCCTGTTATAATGACTGAGTGATAGGGCATCACACAAACCAAATCCAAACTAATCTAAGAAAATCCTATGTCTTTTGCTGATCTAAAGCGTAAATCCCAGAACAACTTCTCCTTCCTTCAGAAGGAACTTGAAAAGTCTGCCAGCGGCAAGCAGGTTGACGAACGTTTCTGGAAACCAGAAGTTGACGCTTCTGGTAACGGGTATGCCGTTATCCGTTTCCTGCCCGCTCCTGAAGGGGAGACGGTGCCCTGGGCAAAAGTGTACTCCCATGCCTTCCAAGGTCCTGGTGGTTGGTACATTGAAAACTCTCTCACCACTCTTGGGGAAAAAGATCCCGTTGGTGAGATCAACCGCAAACTGTGGAACAGCGGTAGTGATGAAGACAAAGAGACTGCTCGTAAGCAGAAGCGTAAGCTCCAGTATTACAGCAACATCCTTGTTGTGAAAGATCCTAAGCACCCTGAGAACGAGGGTCGCGTGTTCCTCTACAAGTATGGCAAGAAGATCCATGATAAGATCCTTGCTGCCATGCAACCTGAGTTTCAAGATGAAGACCCTGTGAATGTGTTTGATCTTTGGGAAGGTGCTAACTTTAAACTGAAGATCAAGAAGGTTGCTGGTTACTGGAACTACGATAGTTCAGAGTTCGATAGTGTGTCTGCTCTGAGTGCAGATGATGATGAACTGGAGGCGACCTGGAAGAAAGAGTATTCTCTGGAAGCCTTCACTAACAAGGATCAGTTCAAGACCTATGAAGAACTAGAAGCACGTCTAAACCTTGTGCTTGGTGTTACTTCCCGTCCTGCTACTCGTCCTTCTGTGGATGATGAAGAGTTCGAACCTTCCTATCCTGATCCTGAACCCTCCTCGTTCCGCTCTCGTGTGACTGCTGCTCCTGCTCCTGTGAAGGAAGAAGCAGTTGTTGATGATGACGATGCTCTGTCTTACTTCGCTCGTCTTGCTGAAGAAGACTGAT